GAGAGCGCCATCACTGTCCCCATCGAGAACGACTGTGCCACCGGCCCCGCCCGGGACGCCGCGGTGGAGCTCCTGAAAAAGGTGCGCCCTGCTGTGGCCGCCATTGAGGACAAGCAGACCCGGGCCAAGGTGACCGACGCTCTGCTGTCCGCCATCTCCGGCAAGGACGCTATGCCCGAGATCGTCAAGGCGGCGATGGACAGTGCCCGGGCCAACGCGGAGCAGACCAAGAAAACCACCTATGAGCAGATGTGCTCTGACAGCGAGGCCAACTACGCGGCCCGCAACCCTCACAACAAAAAGGAGGCTTAAATTATGGCTTTGAATCCCCAGATTATCGGAAAGGACATGCCCCACGGCTTTGCCGGTTGCTATGCCCGTCAGCCCGACATGATTGTTGAGACCCGCCCAGCTGGTGGGTCCACCCCCATTCTCTTTGGCACCGCACTAAAGTACGGCACAAAGGTAGGTGACATCACCCCTGTCATTCCCATGGGCGCTGGAAGCACCGCCGCCCAGTTTGCCGGTGTGGCTGGGTTTGAGATCAAGAGCGCCGTCACCTGGCCCACCCAGGATGGGCAGTACGCCGTGGGTGAGCCTGTGAGCGTGTTCCAGCGCGGCAGTATCAATGTCAAATGCACTGGCGGAACCCCCGCCCTGGGCGGCGCTGTGTACATCCTGGTGGCTGAGAGCGAGCAGGGCGACCTGACCAACGCCGCTGTGGGCGACTTTGTGGCCTCTGCGGACAGCACAACCGCTGCCAACACCGTGCAGCTGACCAACTGCCAGTGGGGCGGCCCCGCTGACGCCAACGGCATTGCCGAGCTGGTTATCCTGACCCGCGCCAACGCCTGAGAGAGGAGGAATTAAACAATGAGCTTTACCAATGTCGGCACCACCAATGCCGGAACCTTTACCATGCAGTCCGCCCCAGGGGCCATGAACGGCGTGCCCACTATGGACGCCAATGGCATCGCCACCGGCGGCGCGTTTTTGGTCAGCGAGCTGGAGAAGCGGGATCCCATGATCCGCAAGCCCCTGACCTCCTTTACCTATCCCCGGGACATCGTCATTGAGACCGGCGGCGGCTGGGTGGACTATGTGTCCGCTATGGCCGTGTCCTACGGCATCACCGGCGGCGCTGTGGACTCCCCCGTGACTGCGGGCGGGGCCAACGGCATCCCCACCGTCCAGGCAAGTGTTGACAAGGGCGTGTACAAGGCCCACGTATTCGCCGCCGCTCTGCGGGTGATGTTCCAGGACATGCAGCGGAGCAACTACATCGGCCGGAGCCTGGACAACCTGCTTCAGGACGGCGTGCGCATGGCGTATGACAAGCACATGGACGCGAATGTGTATGTGGGCATTGAGACCTACGGCACCACGGGCCTTGTGAACAACCCCAACGCCACCGAGACCACTGCCGCCAATGGCGCAGAGGGGACCGCCACCTGGGCCACCAAGACCCCGGACGAGATTCTCAAGGATGTGAACGACGCTCTGGCCGCCGGTTGGGCCGCCAACGAGTATGACGAGACCGCCATCCCCAACCACATCCTGATCCCTTATGAGCAGTACCTGTACATCATGACCACCAAGGTGACTGACCTGGCCACCGAGACCATCTATGACTTCCTGATGAAGAACAACGCGGCCACCAAGGCGGGCGGCGACCTGTTCATCGGGGCCACCCGGTGGTGCAAGGGGGCCGGTACCGGCAGCACTGACCGCATGGTGGTGTACAACAACGACCGGCGGTTCGTCAAGATGGACGAGCTGGTGCCCCTGAACCGGATCATGAGCCAGCCCAACGTGGCGAACGTCTGCTACGACACCGCGTATATGGCCAACATCTCCGAGGTGCAGATCTTCTATCCCACCTCCATCTCTTACGTGGACGGCATTTGATTGAGGGCGGCCAGATGCTTGTACTAAGTAAGCGCAACATCATCATCCCCGCGCCGGACGGCTCTACCGCTGTCCGGCGGGCGGGCCTCATGGAGATTGTGCCGGACTGGGCGGTGAAAACCCCGTATTTCCAGGCCCTGGTGGCGGACGGGAAGATTGTCCCCAGCGGCAGGAGCGACAAGGAGGCTCAAGCGGCCTCTGAGAAGAAGGTCAAGACCCGCCGAGGCAACGCGGTAACTGAGGAATAAGGAGGACTGCGGGCATGTACTACGGGAAACCTCAATTTTTCGGCGTGAGGGCCGCTGCGGCCAACATCGGGCACAGCGTGGGCAATTACACGGTGGAGGAGTTCCGGGAGGACTACCCGCAGTTTTTCAACTCCGAGGGCTATTTCCTGGGCAGTCTCCCCATGCTGGAGCAGATCATTCAGATGGCCAACGTCTCCATTCAGCCGGACAAGTGGCTGGACTCCTGGCGGTACGCCGTGGGGCTGTATGTGGCCCACTATGCAACCCTGTCCCTGCGGGGCTACGCGGACAGCAATGAGACCCCACAGCAGGCCGCCGCCTCCGGGGCGTTGGTGGGCATGGTCAAGTCGGCCACTCTGGGAGACGCGTCCGTCACCTACGACACCTCCGCCATCACGGCGGGCACCGAGGACTGGGGCGACCTGAACTCCACAACCTACGGGCAGATTTTGGCGAACCGGGCCAAGCTGATCGGGATGGCAGGGAGCTATGTGATATGAACTGGACTGACTGGTACACCGACACAATGGACGTGTGGAGAAATGTCCCTGTGAAGGACGGAAACCTCGCCCGACAGGAGCGTCAGCAGGTGTTAACGGGCATCCCGTGCCGCATCTATCAGAGCGACAACAAGCCCATCAGCATGAGCCAGACGGCGGCCAGCGTCGGCCAAAACGACCACCTGGCCTGTGATATCTCCGTGGACATCCACGTGGGGGATGAGCTCATCATCACCCGGGGCGGGAAGCTGGGCAGGACTGGTCCCACCATCCGGGCCTTTGCCAGCGACCCCAACCTCTACTATGAGCCATTCGGGGCCATCATGCCGGGATTGGCCCACCAGGAGATCCGGCTGATGGAGCAGGAGCGAGTGAAATGAGCTATCAGGTATCCCTTCAAAAACGCCTCCAGGAGCTCAAGAAAGCCCATGAAAATCTGCCTGATGCTCTTTACCAAGTCCAGAAAAACGCGGCTCAGAGGGCCGTGGAGGCGGCCACAGAGGCCACGCCGCCCAAGGCAGGGAGATTGGCTGGGCCAAACATGCTGACCGGGGAATTGAAGCAGCACTGGGCAACAGACAGCCAGGTAGAACCTGACGTGTCCAGTAACAAGCTCACATCGTATCTTGCCAACAACAAAGAGTATGCCAGTTATGTGGACCAGGGGCACCGAATGGACAAGCACTTCGTCCCCGGCCTGTACATCGACGAGAACGGCCAGCTAGCCCGGGACCTGAGCGCAAAGGTCGGCCTGGTGGTGGGCACCAAGACCAAGTACGTCAAAGGCGAGTTCATGGTGGACAAGGCGCGGGAGGCCTACGAAAAGACGGTTCTGACCGAGCTGGACAAAGAAATTGCGAGGCTTTTCAAATGAATCTGACAGTTTCCACAATTTCAAAGAGCTTGGCGGACTACCTGGCCCCCTCCTTCCCTGGCGTGACCTTCTACGAGGACCCCAACCAGCAGAACAGCAAGCCCCCTATGCTGTTTATCCAGACGCGGACCAACCGACTGGAGAAGGAGGTGGACCACTACTGGATCCGTCACCTGGGGCTGGATTTGGTGTATCTGCTGGAGTACAACCTGCCCAACCTCCAACAGCTCTACCAGAAGGCCGGGGAGACCCTGGACCTATTGATGGAGACCTTCCCCTACTCCGACGGCGAGACAGAGGGTACGGTGCTCCTTCGGACCTATAACCGGGAATGGAACATCGACCTGGATGAGCTGCACTACCGCTTTGATTTGCAAGAGCGGGTGTCCATCCCCGAGGAATACGCGAAGATGCAGACGATGGAATACAACGAGGAGATTCTCAATGACCAAGAAATACACACGTGAGGCGCTGCTGAGAAGCAAGCGCTACGCTGGCTACCAGCGGGATTTCCTGGCGGTAGTCCTGAAAGAACCCGAGTACACACTGGCGGAGGCCGACAAGGCCGTAAAGGCGTTTTTTGGAAAGGAGCGTGGTTAAATGGCCGGAGGCACCTGGACCACACAAAATAAGGTAAGACCCGGCGTATACATCCGCTTTACCACTAACCGGGCATTGGGCCTGACGGTGGGCGAGCGGGGCGTTGTGACCATCTGCGAGCCCATGAGCTGGGGGCCTGTGGGCGAGGTCATGACGGTAGCCAACGGGGACGACATGACCCCCTACACCGGATACGACATCACCAACGAGAAGAACCGGTTCCTGCGGGAAATCTTCCGTGGGACCAACCGGACCAGCCCTCCCACCACACTGTACCTGTACCGGCCCACGGCCACTTCCAGCGCGAAGGCCACGGTGACCACCGGGACCCTGACCGCAACGGCCAAGTACCCCGGCGTGAGGGGCAACGACATCACCATTGTTGTCGCCGAGGACGTGGACAATGAGGGCAGCTTCTTCGTTTCCACCGTGGTGGACGGGGAGATCCAGGACCAGCAGAGCGCGGAGACCGTGGCAGACCTGGTCCCCAATGACTGGGTGGACTGGAGCGGTACCGGGGCGCTGACGGCCACCGTGGGCGCTCCCCTGACCAGCGGCGCGGACGGCACCGTGGCAGCCTCCGCCTACTCCGACTACCTGGAGGCCATCGAGCCCTATAAGTTCGACGTGATCATCTACGACGGCAGCGACAGCACCGTGCAGGATTCTATGGTCGGTTTTGTCAACCGCCTGGCGGACGAAAACGGGCAGTATACCCAGCTTGTGGCGGCCAACCTCACCGCCCCTGACAGCCGGTTCGTGATCAACGTCATGAGCGGGGTCACCCTGGCGGACGGGACCACCCTCACCCCCCAGCAGGTGACCTGGTGGGCTGGCGGCGCTACCGCCGGGGCCCAGTTCAACGAATCTTTGACCTACGCCACCTATCCCACCGCCGTGGCGGTGAGCCCCCTGTTGACCAACAACCAGATCATTTCCGCGTTGCAGAGCGGGCAGTTTATCCTGGTGGCGGACTTCGACGAGGTCCATGTGGAGCAGGACATTGACTCCCTGACCACCTATACCACCGACATCGGCGTGGTATACAAGAAAAACCGCATTATCCGTCTTTGCAACACCATCGCCAACGACATTTACAAGCAGTTCAGCCAGAACTATATCGGCGTGGTGAACAACAACGACGCCGGACGGGCCCGGTTCAAGGCGGCCATTGTGGGCTACCTCTACCAGATCCAGGACGCGGAGGGCATCCAGAACTTTGACCCCGAGGACGTGGAGGTGCTGCCCGGCATCGACATCGACGCCATCGTGGTCAACGTGGCCTTCTACGCTGTGGATTCGGTGGAGAAAGTGTATATGTCCGTGTCTGTGTCTTAAGGAGGTGTAGAACATGTCTTATTTGCTGGCAAAGGACACCGTAAATGGCGCGGAAGGCAAGATCTTCGTGACCATTGATGGGAAAAACATCGAAGTGGCCGGGATGCGGAATATCACCACCAACGGCGAGATGCAGAACCAGGACATGCGGGTTATCGGTACCCGTAAAATCCAGGACAAGCCCAACGGCGTGAAGCTCACCGGCACCGGGAATATCTACTACGGCACCAATATCTGGACGGATATGGTGCTCAAGTACATCAACACCGGGGTCATGACGGAGTTTGACATCCAGATCACCAACAATGACCCCACCACCTCCATCAACACCCAGAGCATCGCCTACTATGGCTGCCACTTAACAGGCACCATCCCTCTCTCCATCCTCAACAGCGAGGAGGCCATGCTCAACTACGACTTCAACTTCGCTTACACCAGAGTGGCCCGGCTGACGGCCTTTAATGATCCTGTCCAGCTGGGGAACGACTAAGGAGGAACCATGAGCAAACTGTACGATTTCCTGCACCCTATCTCCGTAGCGGAGGAGAAGGAGGTGATCGTATCCAGGCGGTTCGTCCAGCGGGACGACAAGGGGGAGCCGATCCTGGATAAAAACGGGGACATGATCCCCAAGCCCTTTAAGGTGAAAGCCATCCCCCAGGCGGAGAACGACGCCCTTGTAAAGGCGGCCACCTTGACATACAAGGACCGCACCGGTGCGAAGGTCAAGGACTTCGACCGGCAGAAGTACGTCCGCTCCCTGATCGTGGCGGCCACCGTGGAGCCGGATTTCCGGGACAAGTCCCTCTGCGAGGGGTTTGGCACCCTGAACCCGGAGGAGGTACCCGGGAAAATGCTGCTGGCGGGCGAGTTCCAAAAGCTGGCCGACGCGATCTCCGAGCTCTCCGGCTTCGATGACGACGACGTGGAGGGCGAGGCAAAAAACTGATCGGCGGGGCCAACCCGGACGGCGACACACTGGCGGCCTACTACTGCTTTGTGAACCTGGGCTGGCCCCCCT